CAGAAACCGAAATCAGCGCCCCTGAAATCAGAGACGCCGCATGAAATCGGCGGACAACATGTTTGACAAACACCGCCATCAAGCCACATCTTGGAAGCGTCAGTATTGTTGTTGGCTGCCCCGATTGCAAAGTTGCTGCTTATTGTCTGGCTGTCTCGCGCCAGGCCCCCCATGATCCATGATCGTGCCGGTTGTCCATTGGCCCCGATGTCGTGGATGTTGCGGTTCTGGTTGTCATGGCTGATGGGATTGACCCTAATAATGTCACCGCCGTGCTGTGAGGTGCCATTATTCGTGCCCTCTGCGTCATACCCATTCCATCGGGTGATGCAGTCGATCTCAATTGCGAGATTACCGATGCCCCCAAACGGTGATGATTTATAGTTCAGCCCGTCTTGGCTGTTCCAAGCGGCAATGCAGTCTTGCAGAACGATCAGGCCAGCGGATGCATAGTTCAGCCCATTGGCCCCACCTGCATATTTGAAAGTGCAGGTTTTAAAGTAGCATGTGATCCTATGGGTGATGGATGCGGCGCGTGAGCTGAATGGCTCTACACCGCCTTCGAAGTGGATGTTTTCAAAATAGCCAACCAAGCCATCGGTGGTGACACGAAGGCCATAGTTATCTGCGGTGTTAGAGCTTTCTTTTTTGTATACGCGCAGGCTTGCGCTTGGTGCCGCGTCGCCAATCCGGTGCACGTAAATGGTCTGGCCTGAAATATAGTATGTGCCGGGGGTGGCCTTACAAGCAGCAAGACTGATTGCCTGAACAAGCCGTGAGTAGTCGCCGTCTGAGGTCAACACGGCAGCATCAAAAACATTCACGACGCTGTTCGTAAACGTCGCAAAATAGGTTCCGTCAGTGTCCAGCGTCCACGTCAGGCTGCTATCGTGCCTCGAAGAAATAACCGGGTTGCCGTCCCATGACACAACTTGCAACTTCGTTCCGCCCGCGATCCCGGCGAAGGAATACGGGTCGCCGTAAAGGCCACCCATCGCCTTGATGATCGTTTTTCCGCCTGCACGAGTCTGTGCGGCCCGTAAGGATTTTAGCGGCGCGGTTGCCGTGCCCAGATTGGTATCGCTGCCGGTGGCCAGCGAAACGTGCAAAACATTCACCTCTGGATCCGTTGCCGACAGGATCGGGCTTAGACCGATACCCGAGAAGAATTTGGATGCATTCTGATAGAATTTATAACCATTGGGAATTGGCAGCGTCCAACCCGCGGGCGGGCGGCGCTCAATTGTGCCAAGGTACCCTGCCGCCGCTGCAAGGGTGTTGCGCTCTGTCTGCCCGAGTGCGCTCTTCACGGCCACATCGATAGCCCCGCTTTGGTATTCACCCAGCGCATCGACCTCCATCCGATGGATTACAGTGCTGGAATTGATCTGGCCTAACTCGACATTGCCTATCGCAATATTGCCCACATCGAAGGCGTACGGTGCCCCGCCGTTGATACTGACAAACAACGTCGCCGTTTGCGCTTCGGCATCAACAACAACATCGAGATCCACTGTCCAAGTAGTTGCCACGACAGGGAGCGCCGATGACAGTATGCCACCGCCCCCTTTGCTGTTCGTAAAGCTGAGACGCCCGTTATATGGCGTAACGAGGAAGGACGTGTAGTTGGTGCCATCTGAAAATCCGATACCAGCCCCAGCGGTTGACCCGGCAACGTGCTCGCCCCGGTACTTATATCGCGTTTTCTTTGGTCCCGTGACGTTTGGTGTTCGAAACGTGCACAGACGCGACCCGAGAGACAGCGCAACTTGCAGTCCCGCCGATACCTTCGATGCCGTGTAACTTGAGGTAGGAACGCCGTCCGCTCGGTTGGTGGCGACAATAGTGGTAAGGTCGAGTGACTTGAAATATTCAGAATATGAACCAGTGGCGACGACCGCGGCTAGGGCGTTCGCATCCGCTTTTAATGAGATAGCTGCGGCCTGCGGGCCACTGACCGGCTTAAGGTCATCACGGGTGTCGTCGAGGTTCCGATATCCGAGTGCGCCAGGCAGATCGGCAACCTTTCCCCACGATCCTGTCCAGCGGTAGACGCCGTTATTTGCGCTATCATTGACCACAAATCCGTGGTCATTTGTTGTCCCAGTAATCGTGTTCAGGCCCGACAGAGTGTTCCGCCAGTAGGTCGGCCCGTTAAGGCTCAGCCGCTCGTCCAAAGTTACCATAGCATCGGCCAGTGGACCGTCACCGAGCAGCTGCTGAGAAAGCGTTTCCATCGTCGCGGCGACCGTTGATCCGCTTCGATTCCCGATCACTTCGTCGAGCAAGCTCGCGTTTGCTAAATCAATTGATTTTACGCCATTGTCAGCCATTGAAGGGTCCTCAGATTACGGTTGCGGGAAAAGGCCCCGAGACCGGTCCGGCGACATTTTCGCCTCCGTTCTGAGGCTCGAGATAAAAGTCGAAATTTCCAGCGGGCGAACAGGCTGGAGTCTCGCGGTAGACCACCGCACGGGCCACGGCCGCGTCCAGATCGACGGCCCCCAGCAGAGCAAATGTATCGTTGCCGACAACAGAAGTCAGGGTGTCAAGCTGCAAGCCGCCAGCGATGATGCCGTCACCGTTCACCGTGGTCCCGCCAAGGAAACGCGGTGTCATAATGCCGTCGGTATGTAGGGCAACGGTGATACCGATACGGTAGACGGCACCGACGGTAAGCGAGATGCTTTGCTCAATGTCACCAGCATCGCCCGGCGCATGCGCCGCCTTGCCACCAGACACCGACCAGCCGGGACCGGACGTCCAGGGCGCGCCGCTGTTAAAGTCTGGGTCTAGAAGCAGGTTTGAACGGGTGTTGTCACCGTCGATGGTGTTGATGGTGCTGTTCGGACTGACGCTCACCGGCCCGCCCGCTTTGTGCGTGGCACGGTCCAAGGTACCGCCTGCCGGCACGCGGTAGACCTGCACGCGGGTGGTGGCGGTATCGGGTCCGGTGACGAAGGTCAGCAGCGTGCGGCCGAGACTGCCCACGGCGGAGATCGCATTGCTATCGAGTGCCGCCGGCACAGCGGCATCGCCGGAGCCGATGATGTAGCTGACTGTCGAGGTATAGTCCGAGAGCGTGCCGCTTGCGGACGCCCGAGCGCGGATCTGGACGTCGGCTCCCTTGGCATAGCCTGCGATCTTACAACCGCCATTTGCGACCGGCACGCTTACGGTGGTCCATGCGCCGCCAGCGGGGCGGTGATCGATCTCGAAGGCGGTGACCGCTGCTGTCGATCCAAGACCGGCGCGCAACAGCACTTCTAATGTCTGACTAGACCCGCTTGCCGAGCTGGAGATCGATTGGAAGGAGGGCGTAGCCGGTGCAATCTCTGCCAGCGAAACGATATCACCAACCCGGCCGTCCCAGACAGGCGGAACCTCGGCGTCGGTCAGTTCATCGATCTGCGGTGCGGCCGCGACGAATAGCAGCTTGGCGCTGAAGTCCTCACCAGCTTCAATTCCGCGCACGCGCAGCGCGATGCTTTCCTTGGAGGACGGACCGAAGTGAACGGTTTCGCCGACCCGTGGGACCGAGCCAGTCCCAATAAGCCGAACTGCCCGGCCGGGTGCCGTCAGCACCGATACCGGTCGCACGGTGGATGTCCCGATCGTGTTCGCCGAAGTGACACCGGTCCGGAACCGCAGCGCGTAATCGAGCCCAGCTTTTCCGAAGACTTCTTCGTCCAGCTCGACAAGGTTACCGATGACGGCCGTGACACGCGCTGCAACTTGCAGCCGATCCAGCACGTCGAAGCTGCCCATAACTAGATCGCCGCGGGTTGCGACGCGGATGGCACCGTCCTGCATGGCGGTGAAGCTGTCAGCGCGGTGGATCAGCTCATACATGCGCCGGCGCGCCTCAATCCAGACTTGCGAGGGGTTCGTGACCCCGGGCAGTTCGATCGCTTCTGTCAGGTCGATCTCGCCGGTATGCCCGGGCCATGGGATCAGCATCTCTGCTGGCGCGTATTCGTTGGTCTCATCAAGGAAGGAGACGCGGAACCCATCCGGTGGGTCGAAATAGTTGCGCGACCAAGTGAAGTCGCTGCTGTTGCGCGGGTTCAGGTGGTCGACCACCAGCTCCTGCGGCTGATCGATGACGACGCTCCATTGGATACCGTCATGGCGCGGGGTTGCGCGGCCGGCGGCGCAGATAGCGTTCAACGTCTCGCCCAGGCTGGACGGCTGATCGTGAACGCGGTCGTAGCGAAGTCCTTTGGCGAGGCAGAAGCCATGCCATGCCGTCAGGGTGTCGAAGTCGATCTCAGCGTCTGTGGCCGGGTAGGGATTGGATGGTCCTGTCAGCGCATCGACGTAGGCCATGGCAGGCGTCCTGACGGTGCTGGGGACCCAAACCCCGCCAACCGGTCCGCGGCTTTCGCGTTGAACGATGCAGTTAACATCATCCAGTGCGCCGTTCAGCTGGAACGTCGCCTTCGCGCGCAGCGCAATCAGCGCCAGCGGCTTTGTTGTCGCGATCGGATACTCAGGGCGGATCGACTGGATCGCAGCAAGGATGGTCCGGTCTGACTGGCTGACCTCTATCGATTCCGCTGACATGCGGGTGACCTCGATCTGCCAGCGGCCGCGGGTTGGCAGCGTCCATTGGTGGCGGCGCACAAAGCTGTCGCGCCGTTTGGCAGTGACGGAGAGTGTGACAACTTCGGTCCATGCGCCCGCACCGTTCAGCCGGGCCCGGATGCGGACATCAACGGTGCGCGACTGGATGTCTCCTTCGTCGTCCACTTTGAACAGACCGGATGGGTATGAAATCAGCACCGCAGCATACTTTGCATCAGCGGCGCTGAACCGGGTCACGGGCGTCTCAATCGGGGTGCCACCGTCGATAATTTCGCCAGCGTCATCGCGCGGCCGCGGACGGACCAGCTCGATGTTGTGGGCCTCTTCGAGCACTTGTCGCGGATACAGTGACACCGGGGCATCGCCGGGGCGGCCTTCGCGAATTTCAACCTGCACGTCGTCATAGTCGGAGAGCGGCGTCTCGCCGAGACGCAGGTCGCTCATGAGCACCGGACCATAGCCGACGCAGAACAGCGCGCGGACGTACTGAGTATCGCCTTCGATCTCGGTGTAAGAGGTCGCTGCGAAGGGCGGCGCATAGCGATGACGGCCGAAGACATGCGGCACGGGCGATCCGGGGCGGGTTTCGTTGCGCCAACCGGTGATGCTGTAGTTGTTGCGGGTCTCTCCGGCATCAGGCATGCGGACCGGAATCAGTGCATTGACCAGCAAGCTGCCAACGATCGTCAGACCAGCGCCAATCAAAGCCACGCCGAACTGGCCGAGACCTGGCAGCAGCGCGGCACCCAGCGGCCCCGCTAGGGCCAGCGCTCCGACAGATACCACAGTCAGTAGAACCGAGCGTGCAGCATCAGCGCCTGGGATCGTCCGCAGCACAACTTGAACGCTGGGATTGGGCCGGACGCGATGCCAGTCGATGAATTCGATCACGGCGCTGCCCTTAGCGGTGACCAGCACGACGCGCAGGTGATGCGGAGACAGCAGGCTTTCTGGCGAAGCCAAGGCAACGATCTGGGCAATGGTCAGCCCGTGTGGCAAATCGAACGTCTTGCGGCCCATAGCAGGGTCGAACAGCGGTGCGGTGATAACGGGGTTTGAAGCGGTCATGAAACCCCCTTCAACGCGGTGTCCGCGTGGCGATAGATGCCGACGATGCGCCGCGCAAATTGCGGGTTGGCCATGCTGATGATCTTGGACTGATCGGCTGCATCCATGTTTAACAGGTGGCGGTCATCGATCATCAGGGCTACGTGGCATGCAAGGCGGCCTTGGCGGATGACGGCGACATCAAATGCAGCTGCTGTCTTCACGGCCCGCCACTCGCCCGCCGCGCGGCCGGCATCGATCAGCTCGGCGACTTCGCGGCTCTCATGGGCGCAGAGGTAAGCTCCAGCGTAGCTGGGCAGTGCGATTCCGCACTCGGCAGCATAGACCAAGCGGACAAGGCCCCAGCAATCGCAGCCAGAGGCATCGCGGCCCTGATCCACAAAGGGAATGCCAATGTAAGCGTTGGCCCAGCTCATCGGAACAGCCCCGGGAAACGGTCTTTGGTAAAGCGATCCATCGGGACTGTTTCGTCCTCGATCGGCGCGCGGCTGAGCGACAGTGAGACTTCGCCAGCGTTGCCTTCAGCACCAACGATGCGCAGGCCGCGATACTCCAGCTCCACAAGGTCAGGCGACGAGGCCAGCACGACAGCCATGTGCACGGTCGGCCGCTCAGTGAAGCTGCGCAGCAGGATAGCGATATCGTTGTCGACATTCTCCAGCACGATCGTCGCCGCAGCCGGCGCATCTTCAAGATCGGACGGCAACTGCGCAGAGGCGAGCACGAACAAGAACGGCTGTGTCGACGGATTGCTGTCCATCCATGCAGAGCGGGTCCCATACATCAAAGGGTCAGCCGTAATGCGTTCGGTGGGGTCAGTTGAAAGGCGGATCGGCTTGGCCAGCTCCGGATGGGTAATCATGAACAGCGCGACCTCAACCTCCGACGTGGTCGGGCCAAGGTCAGCAGTCCGGGCATTGAGCGAGACGCGTCTCATGGCATCACCGCCACGGTAAACGCGATGTCGAACCGCACGCCCTGAATCGTCTCGATCGGGGTTTCGTCACCGAAGAGGCAGAGCCACTGAGC